TTTGAGCGTGCAGTTGGTGCGGCTCTCCGGGCTGACCTCAAGGAAGTCCGAACGGCACTGCAGACGTATGTCTACATGATTGAGCAGATGAAGGATGTCAGCAGTCTGGCATTCTCTGCATTCAAGTCAGATGGTGGAATTCTGGATGCGGTTGGGACCATGGAGGCCAAGGCTGAGGCAAGAGCAATCTCTGCTGCTGGTTTCGGTATGAAGGAAGGCACCACCGGTTCTATGGCGGTGGATTGGATTGGTAAGGTTCTTAACCTGCCTACCCGATTCTTGACTGCTCAGGACGAATTCTTTAAGCAGCTCAACTACCGCGCTTACTATAAGGCTGAGCTGTTCAATGAAGGTGTTACCAGGTTCAACGGCAACACTGCGGCTGCTGCTCAGTGGGCTGAGGATACGTTCAAGAAGACCATCGTTGATGGCCAGCAGTACTCCGAGCGTGTTGTTCTGGGTAATGCCAACAAGGCTGCCGATGAGGCCATCAAGGCTGGATCTTTGGATCAGGCTGGTCGTCAGACGTTCATCCTGAACTACATGGGATCGCCAGACAACTGGGACCCGAACCTGGGTGGACTTGCGCGTATCTCCATGGAGCGTGCTCGTTATGCCACGTTCCAGACCGCGCTGGATACCCAGAGCAGCAACCCACTCATCTCGTTCCCGGCGCATCTTCAGAAGGCAGCTGCGGCTCACCCGATGATCCGCTTCATTCTGCCCTTCATCCGTACCCCCACCAACATCCTTAACTTCGCCCTTGAACGGTCCATGCCGCTCAACATGAAGTACACCAAGTCTGCTTTTGGTGAATACAACAAGCTGCTGATGCACTCCGATGCTGCCATCAGGGCTGACGCAATGGGCCGATTGGCCTTCTCTGCGTCCATCACTGCTGGTGTGGGTATTGCGGCGTTCAGTGGTAACATCACTGGTGGTGGTCCGAAGAACAAGTCTGAGCGAGATGCTCTGCTTGCAACCGGATGGCAGCCCTACTCCATCAAGGTGGGTGACACCTACGTTTCGTACAAGCGTCTTGACCCGTTCGCATCAATCATCGGCCTTGTGGCTGACGTTGTTGAGGGTCTTCGCTATGCGGACGAGAAGCACATGGACCCACTCACGTCCAGTCTTAACGTGGCCCTGCTGGCTCTGTCCAGCAACTTCACGAACAAGACCTACCTCACCGGTTTCACTGCCCTGAGTAACGTGCTCAGCGATCCGTCCCGTTTCGGTCAGAACTTCATCAACCAGTACGCCGGATCTATGGTGCCGTTCAGCGGTGCCCTGAGTCAGGCCAAGGGTTCATTCAACGATGATGTCATCCGAGAGACCCGTGGAATGCTGGATGCTGTCCGAAACAAGATCCCAGGTTTGGCCGAAGGTCTGGCCCCGAAGCGGAATATCTTTGGTGATCCGCTTCGCCGCGCTGAGGCTTTCGGACCGGACTGGCTAAGCCCATTCGTTTACACCAAGGTGAAGGATGACCCGCTGGCTAATGAATTTGCCAACCTTGGTCACAGCTTCACTGCTCCTAAGGAAACCAAGGGTGCTGTTGACCTGACCCAGTTCAAGACTGCCGGTGGTCAGGAAGCGTATGACCGCTGGTTGGAACTCCACGGAAAGGTGAAGATTGGTGGAAAGACCATGCGGGATCAGCTGATGCGTCTGGTGAACTCTCAGGACTACCAGAATCTTAGCCCAGAGAGCACCGACCAGTACGACAGTCCACGAATCCGTAGGCTCCGTTCGGTTGTAGCGTCTTACCGAGAGGCTGCCTATCAGCAGGTCCTCAAGGAATCCCCTGAACTGGCCAATGCGGCCCGTATCGACTTCGCAAATAAGCAGGCCATGAGGTTGGGCCGTCCTGTATCTGAACTCATTAACCTCGCTAATAGGTAAAAACAATGGCATACTCTTATCAAATTTTTACTGGATCGGGAAACTCGTACCAGGTCACCCAGATTGACGGCTATCTGCAGCTCAGTCACCTGAAGGTGTACAAGAATGATGTTCTGCAGACGAGTGGCTATACCTTTACACAGCCCAGCGGTGTCCTCACACTGAGCTTCAGCTCTGCTCCGGCTGCCAGCGACGTAATCGCTGTTCGCCGAGAGACCCCAAAGACTGAAGCCACCCGTGTTGTGGACTTTACTGACGGGTCTGTGCTTACCGCGTCTGATCTTGACAGGTCTGCTCTGCAGCTTCTGTTCATCGCTCAGGAAGCTCAGGACACTGGTAATGGTGGTATCACATACGACGACACCATTGGTGCGTACAACGCCGGTGGGTACCGTATCTCCAATCTCGGAGACCCAGTTAATCAGAAGGACGCTGTTACCCGAAGCTATGTCGAAAGTCTTCAGCTGTTCGGCACCGCTACAGCAGACCCCCAGTTCTGGCAGTTTGATGTTGTTGGTGGTGATTGGACCGGCAGTGCTGGTGCTTGGACTGCAAGTAAAGAACTGACTGGTCTGTATGGCGACAATCAGAACATGATGATTGTCACTTTTGGTGGCGTTATTCAGACTCCGGGTACTGCATACCAGGTTTTGAATGGTCGTATTTACCTGTACTCAACATCGACCGCCAGCCCGACTGGAACCGTGAAGCTTACTGTGCGCAACTTCGGTATCAGCCGAGCCATTGGTGCAACAACCTGGAATTCGATCACTGATAAACCTGCTTTTGGTACGGCTTCTCTTGCAAACCTTGGAGGAACCTCAAGCGTTCCGGCCAACGCGACGAGCACCGAAGCTGTTCGTGGCAATGACCCGCGACTGACTGATGCACGAACCCCAACGGCACACTACAACAGCTACACCACTGTGACTAGTACTGGAGCCGCTGGTGGGGAAACGCTTACCACTGCTCTTGCAAATAAGGTGGATAAGAACGGTGGTACATTTACTGCTGTTCCAACGTGCTCCTTTCCTCCAACTGTTGCTTCACATCTTGCAAACAAGGCTTATGTAGATAATGCCACTTCTCCAACTGAAATCGTTAATCTTGGAGCACTGGTTTCTAACTACACGCTTGATGTTGCGAACCTCACCGTTGGTAAGACCTACGTTTATATCGGAACTCTTTCTGATGGTGGTTTGTATACCGCAGCCGGAAAAGAATTTCGTCTTAAGTCAAGCGTAAATGCTTTTGCAAAAGCAAGCGGCATTTCTGGATCTAACGGTGCCCCCATCTTCCCAGTAAGAGAAGCCGCGATTTTTTCGTCTAGCCGTGGAACTTATCTTCTACTTGGCGATGTTTACGGTACACCACAGGGTGGTAATTATGGCCCAACAGAAGCTGGCATTTTCAACCCATCTAGTGGATATACCACAGTTGCCCAAGGACTTTTTGGTGGTCCTAGTGGAATAACAACTTCATTTATTGTGACCGTCACCCGATACACCTAAAGGACATCCCATGCCCCTAGATTACATTCAACCTCAGATGACCTCAGGACTCCTGCAGACTTCTAACGGTCTCAGTGAGCTCGCCGGTACGCTTGCCACTGGATACTCCAACACCGGCTATAGCGCAATCCCCCTCGGTTGCATTCTTCCGTACTCTGGGGCAACTGCTTCGGCCCCCACTGGCTTTGCTTTCTGCAACGGTCAGGCGGTCAACCGAACAACCTTTGCTGAACTGTACGCCTTGGTTGGTGACCAGTATGGTGCTGGCGACGGTACCACCACGTTCAACCTGCCGGACCTCCGTGGTCGCTCAGTGGCTGGTCGTGACAACATGGGTGGTACCGCAGCTAATCGAGTTACTACCGCTGGTAGTGGCATCAACGGTGTTGCCTTGGGAGCCAACGGTGGGTCTCAGTCGTTTGGTACAACCGTTAACGTGGCCACGAGTACCGGAACAGCCGTCGTTACGTCAGCCAACAACAACGTGCAGCCCACCATCATCCTGAACTACATCATCAAGACCAATGTCAACGTGGTGGCCGCATGAACGACGAATTATTTCTTGCCCTGGGTCGTCTTGAAGGAAAGATGGACGCACTCATCCAGATGCAGCACGTTCAGCAAGAGGAAATCAAGTCTCTTGACGAGCGCGTGCGTGGTCTGGAAAACTCCAAGTCTTTTCTCATGGGCGGCTCCGCAGTGGTTGGGGCCGCCGTGTCAATCTTTATCAACGTCGCTACGAGGTACTTGAGTCATGGATGAACAAGCTCTTAGGGATCTCCACACGTCGCTTGTCAGGACACTTACAGAGAGAATCCAGGCTGGCACAGCTACAGCTGCAGACCTTGGGGTTGCTCGTCAGCTCCTCAAGGACAATGGCATTGACTCGGCAATTAAGCAAAATGCACCTATCCTGAAGCTGCATGACGCACTGCCGTTTGATCCGGCAAAGGATGATGACCTGAAGTATGGAACTTGATCCACGACTACAAGACTTCCGCAACTTTCTGTATGTCGTCTGGAAACACCTGGGGCTACCCAAGCCAACTGGAGTCCAGTACGACATCGCAGAATACATTCAGCATGGTCCCCGCCGTTCTGTTGTGGAAGCCTTCCGTGGTGTCGGTAAAAGTTACATCACTTCGGCCTTCGTAGTCCACCAGTTACTCCTAGACCCCGCCAAGAACATCCTGGTGGTCTCTGCCAGCAAGCAGCGTGCAGACGACTTCAGTACGTTCACCCTGCGGCTCATCGAAGAGATTCCCATGCTGGCCCATCTGCGGCCCAAGGAGACCCAGCGGTACTCCAAGGTAGCCTTCGATGTCGGTCCTGCACCGGCCCAACACGCACCCAGCGTGACATCCAAGGGCATCACCTCGCAGATCACTGGTAGTCGTGCCGATATTGTCATCGCAGACGACGTTGAGGTCCCCAACAACTCATCGACCCAGCCCATGCGTGACAAGCTGGCTGAGTCCATCAAGGAATTTGAGGCCGTCCTCAAGCCCAACGGTAGGATTCTGTTCCTGGGTACCCCCCAGACAGAGCAGAGCATCTACAACATGCTCCCTGAGCGTGGCTATTCCGTTCGTATCTGGCCGGTGAAGGCCCCCGGGGAGAAGCAGAGGATCAACTACGGGGAACGACTGGCCCCGTCTGTGGCCAAACTGAAGGCCGGTGAGCTGGTTGAGCCCCTGCGGTTTGATGACACAGAGCTTGTGGAGCGTGAACTGTCCTATGGACGGTCTGGATTCGCCCTCCAGTACATGCTTGACACCACCCTGAGTGATCAGGACAGGTACCCGCTCAAGATCAATGAGCTGATTATCATGGACTGCAACGTGGAGCTGGCCCCAGAGAAGCTTGTTTGGGCTGCTGACTATGCCCTGGCCCACAAAGACCTGCCATGCGTCGGCTTCAACGGAGACCGCTACCACCGTCCAATGGCCGTTGTGGGCGACTGGATCGCTTATACGGGCTCTGTGATGGCCATTGACCCTTCAGGTAGGGGTACTGACGAGACCGCCTACGCGGTCGTTAAGATCCTCAATGGCTA